TAAGCCCATTCAGCTAGTATTTTATTTGTATTGAATTTCATGCATGTATTCCATAATATAATTATTAGATTGCATGTTCAAACACCAAAGATTCCAAAGTGTTATAAGTATCTCCAATCTGACCTTTCACAGGATATTTCATAGCATTTTTAATGTCTGTGAAAAACTGTTCGCCGTCAGAAGGGTTATAATCGAATGTAAATGAATCGTAGGTGTATAGTACCAACTTAGATTTATAACCACTCATTACTTTGAATACCTCTTTTAGTATCAAAACGTTGCTTTCTGTTTCCAGTGCTTGCAGATAATAATTAAACAGCTTTGGAGCGTTCATCTCCGTTAAATTATCCGCATGTAACCTTCTTGTTAATAAGTATGTAGTTATACACTTTTCCGACTTAAATTGTTTCCATAATTTTCTAGTAAAATCGTGTATTTTACCAAAAAACTCTATCTCACGCATCTCTTTAGGAATACCACCATAAATTATTTTGAAAGATAAAGCTTTTGACTCCTTATACTCTTCTTCTGTAAGTTCATCTTTACCAAAGTACTGTTTACCAAGATATTCATGCACTGAAGTATCTGGAAACGTGTAGCCTACCACTTCAGCCATTAAACGGATATGATATGCATCAAAGTCAAATTCCAACATCTTACCACCATCAAATCGACTAATGAATCTGTCTCTAGACCCATCTTCTTTGTTTAATGCTGCATAGTTTACGCCACCATATCGGTTAGATGGTCGTCCTGTAGAGGTGTAAGGGTTATATTGAGAATACTCTGTTTTATCTAATGTAAATAATCCTGAAGATTCGATAGCATATAAGTTATATAACATTAATTCATTATAATGCTTATATGCTTGAGCTTGCTGTAGGTTGTCTGTTACATAATGCTTATATGTACTATCCTTAACGCTCCTGCACTTTTCAAGATGTTTATATATAGGTATAATTGTGTTTACTCTTGGGAATTTTATATAGTTACGCTCTATAAAATCATGAGCTGTTGTTGAGAATCCTGATGTGTCTATTGGTAAGTTATTTTTAAACCAAGCTGATAAGTTGAGATCTAATAGTTTTTTTGATTTAGATATTCCCCATTTAAAGATATGCAAAAATTCTTTCTTATCATTTACATAGATATATGAAAATTTTGATAATATACCTTCTACTTGGTTAATTGTAAATTTAATATCTGAATCTGGATGATCAATCGGTATTATAAAATCCTGTGACCTTGATGCTAAATATAATAAACTAATTGTTGTTTCGGCTGGGTGCTTATGTATATCAGTATATATAGGTATAACGAAAATCTCAGATTGATTCTGAGATAACTTGAATATTTCCATTACAGTTTGTCTGGATTCAACTATCATTGATACAATATAGGAAAAAAACTTGAGAATTACAACTGTATATCAGTATTTGTATTATCATCTTGTAGTGCATACACCGTATACTGTGTTAATCTATACTCTAAATGTTGCAATATTCCAGGTAAATCATGATTTACTTCTCTGAGTGATCTACGGTTTGTACCAATAACACCTGGAATTAATATAATATTGCCATTCATTACATCTTCACGTGGACCTTTAATCTTCCACTTCATGCTAACTGCTTTATAAAAATCTGGATTTAGCCCAGCTGCTGTATCACTTAATAATTTAAACTGCTCTTTATTAATTTCACGTATACGACCGTTTATATCGTTCCGCTGCTTTATAAAGAAGCGAACAATATATCCTCTCAATAGATCATCAGTGTCATATGATGGAAAGTGGTGATTAGGATCATCAAACTCTTGATCTGTAATTATACCTTTACTTTCTGCTAATTGAATATATAACTGACTTGCTTCATTTTCAACATACTCAAGTACATACAATCGCTTTGATTTACCAGTAAATACTCTATCTGTAAAGGCACCGTTAGCATTTATGTTATAATACCCAGTGTATTCTTCACCATCTAACATAAACTGTTCACCTTCAGTGTACTGATTTTCTTTTTTTATGTAGCTAGGTGTATACATATTATCCTGGCCCTATGGAGGTTTGTGATGGTGGTGGTGGAGTAAAACCTGGAGGCATCATCCCTTTATAAGTCACCCTTTTAGGCTTCACTACATCTGTTGCTCCATCGTAAGTTGATGACCCCATAACTTTAGTGAAATCAGTATCGTTTTTTACCTTTTTATGTTTTACCACAGTTTTCTTAACTTCTTCATTTACAGTTTCATCTGCTTTTGCTGCAGCTGCACCTCCTTTTTCTGGTACCTTATATAATAAATCACGTAGAATACTAACTGATTCAGCAACATCAGAATCGTTGGATCCCTTATAATATAATCTAGCTAGTCGGTCAGATAAAACTTTTTCATTATCTACTTTAGCTTCTTGTTTTTCAGTTACGGCAGTTACAGGCATACCTGATTCAGGATCAGCTCCTGTACCACCCATTACTAAGTCAATAGATTCAGCTGATCTAAATATACCTGATGGATATACTCCCTCATTTCCATATACTTTCTCTTTTTGATTACCATCTTCTTGTACTTCATTATCTTCTGTAATCATTCCTTGGATTGCTTCAGTTGATGCTATTATTATAGTAGCATCGTTTGTTTCTGATGGTACTATGTTTTTTAATTTAATTTTCCGTAAACTATCTTCTAAAGGAGCCCATCTAAAATTTGCAGTTATAGTAGTCTCCCAAGAGGTTGCGTTAATATTATGCTGTATATTAGATGCAAATAGATATGCTTGATTTTGATATCGAGATGGCATATAATCAACTGAGAAACTTGTACCATATTGAATACCTGATATACCATCTAACGACATATCAACATTTACAGGTATAATATTTTTATTCTGTATCTCACCTATCTTTACATCTTCTCCAGTAAAGGGCCCATTAGCAGCTATATATAGAGCATTTTTCATTTGATTACTTATACTAGATTGCATAGAGAGTGATTTAAGTAAACTAGCTTGGCTATCTACTGAAAGTTCTAGTGCTTCAACCTTACCACTCCAGTTAAAATTTCTGTCTATACAAGTCATATAACCCATATACTCATCTAACATCCTCCACTGAAACGCCCATACCTTGCCACATGCATTATTTATTTCAGTTGTTACACTATCTAGAAAAGATTGAACGGAATTAGCAGTTTCTGAGTATTCTAGTAGAATATCAAAATTTACAAATATATTAGCTAAGAATCCAGCTCCATTTTCAGATTCACGTTTATAATCACCACCTACATATAAAAGATCTGCTATTGATTTAGGTATATTAAAATCACACCCCTCACCTTTTAAACCAGTTGGTACATAATTTGATGTACCATAAAGTTTTTTAGAAGCATCTACAACTTTATAAGGTTCACCACCTATTTGATTTGGCAATAGACATACATCAGGATCTACTGAGATTAAATTCTTGTGATTGCTTATAGCTGCTATCGGTCTCATAGGAATATCAACTCCTGTAGTATCTACACCGATACCATCTTCAAGACTAGGCCTTGTATCCACTGCTCCATTGCTTAATCCAGCTGATCGGTCAGCTTCAGTACCACCTATAGAGAATAGAGCAATAGCATTTGATGCTGGAGCTGTACCTCGAGTTGATTCACTTGTTAATCCATAAAGCTTATTAAGCAACACATCTACTATATCACCAAATCTTATATAAGTATGTTTCTGTCTTTCAGTTTTATTTTTATCACCAACCGCTTTACTTGTAGTACCAGATTTCATTTTAAAAATTTTAGCTTTAAACAAACCTATCTGATCCAGTGTTATACTTTCTTCACTAATCTGATTGTTTTTACCTTTTTTTGAAAAATTCTTATGAATATCCTCTAAAGCAGAGTATAGTGTCAACCCATCTTTATTAGAAAAATCACTAGAGCCTGCTTTAAATGGTGTATTAGTATTTATGGTGAATATGCTATCACCAAAGTCAGTTATATCAGTTTTGCAATCAAAAGATAAATCTGCGTTTACTGACCAGCTAAAATTTACTACTGTACCAAACATTCCATCATAGCAACCACCAGAAAGAACTCTGTTAGTTGATATCGCGTTATAAACTTGATTAGGATCTTTTAATACCTCATTATCTAGTTCAACTAATTTAATTTCATTACTAGCTCGTTCTGCAGCTTCGTCTGCAGTATTTATAGACCATCCCCATTCAAGTAATAATTTAATTCCTGGATACATATATAACTTTTCTAATCGCTCTAAATCTTGAAGAGTATAACACTTAAATGCAATTGATGCTTTTTTAAGAGCTCCCATATCCCCTTTGTAGGTAACATTTACATCAGTAATACCTGGCATAGGTTTATAGTTTCGCTTTAATTGTGCACCTTCTCCAGCTGGTGGTAATCCACCAATCTGGAATGGATTAACATATTGCTCATCAAACGTGTGTGCTAAATTTACTCGTTTCTCAGCTTGATCATATTGACCAGTACCTCCCCACATAACATGTCGAAATCTAGTTGTTTCACTCGGTGTCTCATTATACACTTGTTGAGCTAGTTTCCATTCTGGATTACCATCATATTCACCAACTGGCACTGCGTTAGATACTAAACGTACCCAAGGCCGTTTGGTGTTATGCCAATTTTTTAAATTCTCAATACCACATACTTGAGAACCTTGTGAGTCCGATCTACGACCGCTCATACCTATAGTTCTCCTTATAAGTTCTTGAGTTACATAATTTCTTGGGGATGAATCACCTATTCCTGGCATAATCTATATACTATTCTTTTTGCTTAAATCGCTTGTTATTTTTGTTATATTTTTAGGTATAAATATCTGTTTACCTGTTTCAATAAACATACTATCACCTGGTAAGTTGTTTGCTAATGCTATAATCCACCATTTAGTTACATCTTTATAGAATCTATTAGCTAATAGATCTAATCTATCAATACTAGATGCAATAATAACAGGATCACCAGGCTGTCTTGTAATTACAGGTAAAATAGTTGAGTCAATTCCATCCTTATTAAAGTGTGGGCTATCACTATGGATAGTTAAATTTTTTATCTTACTATTATATATATATCGTTGCATTAGCTGTCTCCTTATTCTGATTCAATCGGTAACTCTGCGAAGAATTTACCATCTGCAGTTGCATTACTTACACCACCACCTATATGAATACCTGATATTTTATCTGTACCAACTGTTTGAATAGCACTTAAGTGTGGTCCGTCACCTATTATAACATATGTAAGTGCTACACTTAATATTTGTGGTAATTGAGCTGTCCCATTTGGGTCTTCTTCTAGATTTATATCCCATGAATAATCATTATCAATTGTAGTTGTCATTGAATCAAAATACCCTGGAGTCTTATGCAACCAATCACCTAATGTTAATCTTACTAATGGTGAAGTCATTGTCTCTGCAACTGCTTGATTTGGTAACCCTTTAGTTAAATGTGGGTAACATAATCCGTATAGGTAGTTAACCTTTTGATACATAGGTATCATACTATTTCTTGATAGTGCTGCAAATTTAAGAGTGAAAGATAATTGACGAGTAGCACTCGTATAATTATGCACCTGATCAGGTCGACCAATATAACTAGCTTTAGACCACTCTGGAGTTATTGTATCTGAAATGTCTGATACATATGCTCTAAATCTAACCTTCTTGTCTTGAGGTATATCATGTATAATAAGTTTTATCATATCTCGATGATTACCTACTTTATCAACATCATCAGTATAATCTTGATCAAAATCAGTAAAGTTATCAACACCATGTTCTAAATTAAATAACTGATTTCCACCTTCTTGTATCGTCCTATCTCTAGTATTATCATATCTAGTGTAACCAAATAGAGCTTCTCTACTATACTCTTCATAAGGAAAAGCTTGTTCACCAGCAGTAACACTTAAATTATCATTATCAAACTTGACTAACTCATTTCGAAAATCATGCGCTTTATATGGATTACCGTTTGTAGCAAACGCCATAGTTTCTAAACCAGAATGGTCAAGAGTTAAATACTTACCTAATAAGCTGCTTAAACCTCCAGCTGTTGTAGAATTCTCATCTAAATAAGGATCACCATTATTATGTTGAGTAGAATTATCATAACGTCTTATCGTTGTACCACCTATACCATATAATGATTTAGGCCCACCAAGTACATTATCAGATAATAAATCTATTTTTTGACCTTCATATCCAAGTAAATTGCCTAAACCTAAGAATCCTCCTGCTCCATTAGCTGAGCCAGCGAATAAAAGTTCATCTTTAAGCTGAACTAATCGATTACCACCACCTTTACCAACTGAAGCTTTGCCATCCAACGGTCTATCAGAATCGTATGGGCTGATACCACCATGAGCTTTTACTGCTTTTTCGTAAGTTGAATCACCTTCCCCTATACCATTTAATATACCATGTCTATATAATTTTATACCGAAAGGCCCTGTTAACATGTTTACTAAAAGTCCAACTCCAAGATTAAATACACGCGTTCTTCGACCTAAAAATAGCATTTCAGTTTCTACTTTTGGATTTGAAGCCTGTAAACCTATCTGTTTTAATCCCCATAATAATCCTTTGATAGGATCCTCAATAATATGTTTAGTATTACGAACAACATCAAGTACTGCTCGATTAGCTAAGGTTAAGAACCCCCCTCTAAATGCTCCTTCATCAAACGGTGTACCTTCGTTAGAAAATCCATTCCACTTTTTACCTATATCCCTTATAATATGTGGTTCTTTATATGATTTTAGACCTTTTGGATCATCTCCATAACCTCCAAATGTTATATCATGACCGTATAACTCTGATTTATTATAGTCAAAATCTTCCCATCTTGAAATTAATTCATTTCGCACGAACCCTTCTCGTTGATTAAGAACACCTGCTGAACTATATGATAAATTTTGTGTATTATAATTTGGATACCCATCCATTGAAGTATATTTTGCTATAACACTCCCAGCTCCTACTGGACCTGTATTACCTGGTATTAACACCTTCATGTTATCTAACGGTGTAGGTGACCCTTCACGGGATGCAAAATCAGCTAGAATACTTTTTGGGTGTCCACCATTTAAAGTTATTGTAGTTGAAAAATTACCTAAACTTTCTTGATATTTATTACCTTCATGAAAGTGTAATCTATCTGGAGCAGCATCATATAAATTATAACCACCCGGACTTATTTCAAAGCCTTTATTTATTTGTATTAAAGGATTTGTAGGTATCTGTTGAGTGAGAGCTGCACTATATTCTCCCCCGTAAGGGTTACCAGCATCAGCAAATGGCACGTCATACATTAATCTACCAATCCCAGCAGGTCCTACGTCAGTTGGATATGTGTATTCAAGAGAGCCAGGTGTACCTGCTACTCCATTGAATTGAGTTTTAGGTAATGCAAGATCAAACATTTGAGGTGTAAACCCTTTAGCTCCTGATGTTGTATCATCGAATGCATTAATTATACCAATATCACCGGAAGTTGCTCCTCCGGATGTAAATGAACCTAAACCTGTTGGATTGTTACCCATGATAGGTACTTGACCCTGTACTCCTCCAAATGTAGCATGCTTAAAACCTTCTGCTTCTAAACCTATCTTACCTCCTCCTGCAAAACTTTCAAGACTAAATTGTGAATCTTCTATTGATTGATTTTCAACAAATCCATCTGGAAATAGTGGTGTGGTGTAAGGTGTTGGGTATGTATTAGTGAATAAACTATTTCCTATAAGTCCGTAACCTAATCCGTGCGAATCTGGGTAGGTATAATCACTTGTAGTAGCACCTTGAAATTGTGTAGGTATTCCAGTATCAAAAAATGTTGTAAATCCAGTTGCATCTAAATTGGGTATATCTAAAAAATTAACACCTTGGCTTGAATCTACTGATCCAAAACCTAAACCTTGTGAATCTGGATATGTATAATTTTGACCTGTTATACCTTGAAATTGGCTATCTAATAAAGAGTTCTGTATAGTAAATCCAGTAGCGTCTGTATTAAATCCAAAAAAATCAACACCAGTAGTAATATCTATAGTTGGTTGCGGTGGTGGTGGTCCTGGATAATGTCTACCGTCTTGTATCGTCGGTGTATTGTCTATTAAGCTTGAAAGATGCCTTCCATTAAATAAACTAGGTGCAGGTGCTCCTGGGTACATACTATACTCTAATCCAGCTGATGTATAGTCAGTTTGCTGTGGTTCTTTATTTAATATAAACCCTGAAGCAAATGTATTATCAAGCCAATCAGCAGTACCTAGTTGTGCATATGGTGACAAATCTGCTTGTTGTAGTGGTAATATTATATCTTGATTCCAGGTATCATTTATTGAGCTATCAGTAAACCTACCATCAGGTGCAGTTAAGCTATCATCTATTCCACTTGACTCATGTCTACCACTTAATGTTGTTGCTGCATCATCAATTCCACTTGACTCATGTCTTCCTGTTTGAGTTGTTAGTGTATCACTAACTCCACTCGATTCATGCCTACCGTCTGGTGTAGTTAAGCCGTCGTCTACACCACTTGATTCATGTCTACCTGTTTGAGTAGTTGCTCCGTCATCAATACCGCTAGATTCATGTCTACCAGTTAATGCAGAACTTATTGGTGCTGTATTACTGTTTTGATTATTAGCACCTAATGTAGATGTTAAAGGTGCTGTATTGCTTGTTTGATTGTTTGCACCAAGTAATGAACTTAATGGTGCTGTATTACTTGTTTGGTTATTTGCACCAAGTACTGAGTTTAATGGTGCTATGTTTGATGATTCATGCCTACCTTGATTAGATAAAGTTATAGATGGTATATCCGATTTCATTGCAGTTGCAAAGTTAGCAAATGGTATTGGAAACACATCTGATTTCATACGAGTAGTAAATGCTGCGAACCCCATTGGTGCTATATCCGACTTCATATTAGTACTAAACGCAGAGAAACTCATAGGAGAAATTAGAGATTCCTCATGTCTACCTAATAGTGTTCCAGGTATATTTATTTGATTTGGTATGTTATCTTCTATCGCCATTATGCTCTATAATTTGATTCATTAACTGCAGCTGATACTTTAGCTCCATCCATAAATACGTCACCTTTTTGACTCGTTACCATTATTAATTTTTCTAATAATTCTTCTACTTTACTCTTACCACCTGTACTTGTATTTTGAGTGATATTACCTTTTTTAGCTATTAAATTATCATCAGGATGTGTTTCTATCATCTGACCATCCTTGGTCATAATCATGTCATTAACTTTCTTTATAGGTGAATTAGCTTTTGGTGTAATACCACCTTTATCAAACCATGTACTAGGTGATGACCATTCAAAACCTTCTTTCTCTTCAGTATAATTATGTACTGGATTTAATCCAAGTTGATTTCCTGTTTTAGCTGTAGCGTACATTGTCATAGCACTATGAAGTGGTTTACTGTGAGCTTTTCCTCCGAATCCTAACGTAGCTACATCTTGCAATTGTTGATCCATGCCTTTGAACCAACTTGAATTAGCGAATCCAGCTCCTGCGTCTGCGCCTTTACCTACCTGTCTTAATCCTGCTCCTATAGGTCCTCTCATTTTATCAGCACCTTTAGCCCATTTTCCTACAGTTGCAAATGATCCTGCTACTGGAATAGCTGCTAATCCAGATAGACCTGCCATCTTATATGCTTTTTTAGCTGCATCATCATCTCCTTGCTGTTTTGCATGTTTAGCTTCCATTGTATACCATAACACGTTTAACAAATCAGGTATCGCTCCTAGCACTGGAACAAATCCTGCAACGTCAAGTGCAAGGTGACCTATAGACGATAAAGTTTTGTAATCAGGCATCGTTCCTGGTTGCATTGCCTGCCAGTCGGCTATTGATTTATCTTTCATGGCGGCTTCAGCTTGTCTATCAGTTTGTTGTCTAGTTAATCTTGCTTTGTGGAATTTGTTAGGATCAAATTTTCCATCGTACGTCATCTCGGCTTGTTGACCACCTTTGCTTGTTATCTGATTATACCCATCACCTAACCCGTACTGCCACGTAGCAGTATTTACATTATATGTTTCTGGTGCTTTGCCTGATGCTTTTCCATATTTAGATGCAGCTGCTTTAGTAGTATATATACCTGATCTTTCTTTGTTTATATCGAACTGATAATCTGCCCAATGATCAGGACCCCATCCGTACTGCTCTTTGGCTGCTTGTGATTGTCCCCATGCTCCTGTTCCGCTAGAGCCAACAGGATATTTATCTATTAACGATTGTGATGGAGTTTCTCCACCGTGCATATAATAGCCATTAGTAACACCTCCATCTCCAAATGCAATACCTCCACCAGCTTCATTCATCTGTGATAGTGTGTTTTTAAACATTGCAGTAGAACGTTTATTTATTACTGCTTCACCACCTTCCATTTCACCAAATTTAGTTTGAATACCCCCTGATGCATGTGAGGGTCCATTAAGTAATCCACCGTCTGCTAGTTTTTTTTCTACTTTATCAACATTTGTGACTTTCATTACCTTACCACCATCTATAGTGGTGATAGCTTCATCAACTTTCATTTTCTTATTTGTTGCAATTATATTTTTATTTACAATTTTAGTTTGTTCAGCTAGCTCAGTATTCAAGTTCGTTTGAATATCCTTTTTTAGATAATGAATAACATCTTCAATAACATCAGCTGTAAGTCCGTCGTCAGTTACAAATGCATTAATTTCAGTACCTGCTCCTTGCAATGCTTTAGCAATTTGAGCATCAGTGAATTCTAACCCAGTAGATTCATCAATCAATTGCTTTGCTAAGGTATGAAATTCATCTCGGAAAAGATTGACTGCATCACCGGTGAAATATGCATTTACACCATCAACTGCATCTCTTTTCCCATTAACCCCTTCAACAAATGCTTCTATATCAGCTCTACTTACTAGATCAAGACTACTAATTTCACTCTGTCTATTCTCTATACCCATCTGCCTTCCACTATAACCAGATTCTTCGTTTAACCTATCTATCTCATTCTGTTTAGCTTTTGCAAAGTTGTCTAGTTTTGTAGTAGCTCCTCGGGTTGCAATATTCATCAAGTCGATGTCACTTGCACCATTTCTAACATGCTTGTTCCATTCATTCTCAGTAACATAACCTGCCTTTATAACTTTGTCTTTAAATGTCTTTAAACCTTCTTTAGATAAATCATCTGTACCGCCTGATAATTCCTTGAAGCTAGCTATAATACTAGAATGAACTTTCTTTTCAGCGTACATCATCTTATTTGATTCAACTCTCTGCATACGGTTCATCTGCTCCTGCTGACGTTGTAAATTCTTACGTGATTTATCTAATTCATCATCAAATATACCAGTTTCTGCAACTAAATGTCCTCCTATATATCCAATAGCAGCTCCAACACCTGTTCCAATACCAGGTAGAATCATAGTTCCAATTGCAGCACCAAGAGCTGCTCCACCTAAGCCTGATTTAGCTGCACCCTTTTCTCTACCAGATGCATCACCTTTTAAAGTTGCTACATCGTAAATTCCTTTTCCAATAATTGCTGCTCCTGCTAATCCTCCCATTAAAGCTCCTCCTGCAGATGAACTTAATCCTCCCATACCTTTTACACTGGCTTTTCCAAACATTTTAGAGCCTACATTTTGCATTACTCCACCTCCAAACTTGTTACCTTTAAGTCGCAAATCTGGTGTACCATCAGATTTTAACCCACCGCTCAACATTTTCTTCAACCCACCAAACATACTTGACATTCCTCCACCCATCGATACAAACATAGGTGTAAGTGGTGAAGAACCTAGAAGTAACTTAGTACCCAAAAGTACTGCAATACCTTTTCCGATTGTTTTACCAACACCCTCAGCTTTTCCATAGCTTCCAGAAAAATCTTTTGAAGCAAAACTTTTTAAGAATCCTCCTATTGCACCTCCTGATAGTTTATCAATAAATGATGCAACTCCCATAACAGCATCTTTAATACCTATAATAACACCTTTAATAGTGAATAGTACATTTTTAAATCCAGTTTTAAAAGCTTTAGATTCTAAAAATGTAAAGAATGTAGCTTCTAATTCTTTTAACCCAGTACCAAATACATCTAAGAATAAATCACCTATAACTACAGCTATACGTTCCATCACACCCAACCCTGCATCAAGTTTGCCTAACATTGGCAATGCTTTTTCAGCTAACTTGTATTGCTTATCTACTAGATCGTGTTTCATCTCAGCATGCTTTGCTTCCTTTTCTCGCTGATCAGTTGTTTTCTGCAATTGTCCTACTGTAAGCCCTACAGCTGAAGCTAGAGCTCTTTGTTGGTAAGGCATCATTTTATTAAATTTATCTAGACCTCCAACCTGCCTCATTACCTCTTCCATTGCTCCAGCTTCATCACCTTGCATAGCTAACATTCTAGCTTTTTGGAAATTAAGATCCATCCCAGTGATTAATTGAGCTTCCATTTCTTTTTCTATAGATGTCTCAAAATCTAGTAAACCTTCAGACACTTTAGCCATATCATCTAAAGTTAAACCTAAACGCCTAGCTTGAACTGCAGATTTAGCTAGTTCGTCAGCTGAACCGCTAAACGTAGCTAAGGTATCACCTGAAGCAGCAGCTATATCTTGAAACACCTGCTGTGGATTTAAACCTGCTTGTTCTGCCATTTGATAAGTCAAATCAGTCATATTGACAGCAGCTTCACTTGATTGACCGTTTACCATCATAAAATTACTAAGAACTTTAGCTGATGATTCATCACTTAATCCGATCGATAATTTTAACTCGGCCATAGTTTTAACTAGATCACCGGTTACATAATCAACTTTACCCATTTCATCACCTAGTGCTACTATTGCATCAACTGATCCTTCGAGGCTACTAGAGAATCCTTCTCCCATTTCATAGAAACGCTTTTTAATTAAATCAGCTTTCTGTAATATCTTATCTTGGTAAGGGCCTGCTCCAGCTAGTTTTTTATTAACTCGATCCATCTCTTCTGCTAACTCGTTACCACGTTGACGCATGGTTTCAAATCTTTGCAATCCAATTGCAAGTAGACCAGTAAATAGTGTTAATGGATTAGTAACTATATCTTTTAAAGTGTTAAATATTTGACCAGCGGCTCCTAACTGGCCATCTATCGCTTCTTTTATATTATTCTGTATTTTTTCTTGTTTATCAAGAACTTCTGTTTTTTTAGAAAGAGTCTTAAACTGAGTTTCTAATGTACCTAGTTCATCCATTCGCTGCTTCTGCATTGCAGATAAGCCTTTACTTTCACGTTGCTGTAATGAGTCAATTTCAGATCTAATACTTTTAATCTTATCTTCAAAAGGAATCCGTTGCTTCATGAAATTATTAAGCTCACTTGCTCGTTCAGCTACCTGAGCTGCTGCAGAGTTATAATCATCATAATCACTTATAGTTTTTTCTAAGATATTTCTATCCTCTCGCTTCATATCTAAAAGATTTTGTGTTTGAAGTGAAATAGATTTTAATTTATTATCTTGGACTTTTAAAAGATTTAAAGTTTTTTTCTCTATACCATGTAATGCGTCAGCTTCCATATACATCTTCTGCTGTAAATCTGATATATTTTCATAAGCAGTCGCCATATCGTGAACTTGATCTAACTGTTTACCGGTTAAATCAATGTTCTTTTTATGTTCATTTGCAACCTTCGGACCTGACTGATTATAAGCATCAGGTCCAACACCTTTTACAATATTTCTACTATTCTTTTTAGCCATGATTATCTACTAATTCCCTCTCATTCTTTTAAGATCAGATGGATCTAAATCACCATGAGTTCGTTTCATTTGCTGTTCCATTTCAGCAGCAGTTTTCTCAAGCTCTTTAGATAGTTTTAATAATTTTGGATTAGTTTTAATAGCTGCAAAATATTTTAGTTTCATTGCATTATTTTTACCTAATAAGATTTTTAGCAGCCAATTAAAGGTGCTTTCACTTATAATAGTTTTCTTTGTATTTTTCATAGGACTCCCTTTACATAGTTTTACATATATAAATATGTAATACCTAGAAAACCTACTGTTTTACCGTGGGGGGACTAAATATTTCTGACCTACCTGAAGAGTGATTATCAGAAGCTTTTTGAGCTTCAGCTCTCTCAGTATTAATCTTCTCTATCTGTTTAAGGTAAAACTGACGGAGGTACCTAGGCATATTATAAACTTCATCATGAGTAAATCCACCTTTACCGTAAAAGCAAAGCATGAAAACTTCTTCATGAATTAAAGCTCTATGCTTCGGAGCTAGGCCAAAAAAAGCCGGCGTCGATAGGCATATCGACAGTCTCCGTATGTGAACAACTATCGCATTCGAAGTTGAATTTAGTTATTACATCCGGAGCAGCTTCTCTCATATAATTACGTAATGCTAAAGAGTCTTGTGCAAATAATTCATTATCTACAAAATCTCGTATAGCTTTTGTATCACGATTACCGTTGATAGCAACTATTTGATGTTTTAATCTAGTTGTAAGTGTTTTACCAGGTCCTTTTTTGTTTGCAAACTTGGCTAACCCTTTCATTTCACTTTCTAATGCTTTCTCACTTGTACCGTTCATTAATTGAAAAGTAATTGAAGATTTAGATAATGGTAATTCAAATTCAAACTCAGATGAATTTTTTGTGTATTTATCAAAAGGTAGTTCTTTATTTGATAGACTAGTAAGATCTATAGTTAGTTTATTAACTTCACCACATTTAGGACAGTTAAGATCAATTTCATAATCTTTACCATAACCTAATATTCTTGCAGCTATCATTACTGCATTTTTATCACCAACTAATATATCATCGTAATTAATATCTGATACTAGAAGTGCATTGATAAGTGTATCAATAACTTTACCTTGTCTAATAAGATTTGCGGATGTAAGAATATCTTCTTCTCGTGCAGTCATGTATTTTAACTCTACTTGACCAGATGCCAAAGGGTGGTTTTCTGGATAGAACCACCCTTGACTTGGAAGATCGATAAATTCGGTTGGAAATTTCTTTTTGTTTTCTTGTTTAGCCGTAACTTTAATGTTTTCGCTCATAACTGTTTTCCCTTTATTTTTTAATTTAATATATGTTTATTAATATATTAGAACTGTAGTATTGCATAGTCGTAAGATAATGTAATTGAAAGCATCAATGCTGAATCTGTACTCCAATCTAAACTACCTTTAGCAGTTGATTGTACGTACGCACCTTTCAATGTCCATTCTTCGACTTTATCACCTACAGGACCTAATACATTAAAAGTAATGTCCTTCTTGTAGAAATCTGCATATCCGTCACGACCAGTAACAGATTCATGAGATAGTCTAACCCATTCCATTACAGCTTGTGCTGCTGATGGTACTACTGGATCGTATAAGTCGCATGTGACTGTTCCCCAATCACCTTTACCTTTTAGCTTTCTCTTCACATTAATGTGATCAAGAGTTACCTCACCAAAAGTAATTGATGGTCTGTCGATTTTTTTAATTAAATATGCAGGAATACCATCTATATACATGATAAACCTATTCTGTGTCTTCGGCTCGAATGCCGTGAACATTGCTTCTGTTGGGTCGATTAATTGTGCCATTTGTTCTCCTCGTTTATTCTGTTTCTACATTAATAAGTATGTAGTTATATAAAAAGTATCCTTTTTTTCTGTTATTATTCAGGGAATACTGCTCCTGTTGGTAAAATATTAAAGTCTAGTATAATAAATTCTGCAGATTTAGCTGGTTGTAAGAATATCTCACCAATCATCTGATTTCTATCTATTACATCTGCTGTGTTATTAGATCCATCCATTATCACCTTGTAAGCATATAACCCTTGTCGTTGTTGTACACTTTCAAAGTATGGATTTGCTATATTTAAAAATCTATTTCTAGTTGCTGAAGTGTTATTTTCAAATACTAAGTATTTAGTTGCAGATGCAATAAATTTCTTAGCTGCTATTAATAATCTTCGTACGTTAATTCTATCTAATGCTGATGGTCTAGCTTGAAGTGTTTTTTGACCCCAGATGCAAATTCCTTCTTTAAACGTAGCAATTGGATTTACTCTACCTTCATAAAGATCATCTCTCTCTGCATGCGTTAATCTTGTTGGTACATCAATAGCTTCAGTTAAAATACCTCTGTTCAATCCAGCTGGCGCAAACCATTCGAATGCAACCTGATCATTTTTAGATATTACACCTGCCATTACTGCAGAAGGTGGTACCCATACCGGTTTATTCTTATCAGTATCAAGTATTTTAACCCAAGGCCAATATGTAGCTACGTAGTTAGAATCAAGTGGCTTAACTGTATTAGTTACTGTAGATATAGTTGTTGTATCATACCCTACTGCATCCATTAGATATAAAGCATCCCCTCTGTCCTCACATAGATTTTTAGCATGTGTAGTTACTACTGAGTGTAATCTGTGATTAGGTCCTGGAGTTACCATTAAGTTAATGTCGTATTCATCTGGATTACTTACTGCATTAATTGCTCTTTTATAAGCTTTTGAACCACCTTTTTCTGCGTTTGATAAATCAAACCCTTGCATATTAGTAGCTACTATATCACTATCCTTTGCAATAAATCTTGAAGGATTAAGTCCATCAAAACCACCTTGTAAAGGTACTATAAATTGCTTAGTTGATAGATTAATAAGTGCTCCATCAGGTGTTATAGTTAATTCTGCTCCATTTGCTAAAGAAGCTGATGGGTGTTGTGTACAATGTGATAAGTTAAAGTGCTTGTTATCCCCTACAGTTGAATCTTCTGACGGTATTGGTAGTAAGTAATTATAGTTATCTTTATCTAAATAGTCAAATCCATAATGAATTCTCTTATTGTAAACGTTATCTGCTATTTGAGTTTTCTTAAGATTGTGAGTAGTAATTGTACCACCTGAACCTATTTCTACAGTTGCATTAGTGTGACCAATAAGTGATGCTGATGGCATAGTACCTACATTTGCTATAACTGGTTGAGATAAAGCTTCAAATCCAAACGGTACTAAATCAGCTGATATACCTTGGTCTTTAACATCTTCCGGTACCTCTACTCGTATATAGTAACTTAAGTTTGCATAATCACCATAAACTGTTACTTTACCGTTTGCATCAATTTCTTGATATCTGTCACCAATAACTCTCGCAATAAAATTAGGTGAGTTAGGGTCCAGAGTTAGATTGCTGTAAGTCTCTAATATATGAGGTCTTAAATCTTTGTCACCTGATGCTGGGTAAGGTGAGTTAGCTGCATGTATAGTACCATCAACGTCTACTCTTCGTAATGTTAGAGTAAATGTACCGTAATCTGATCCAGCTACTGCACTTGAATCTTTAATATTACTAATTGCGATTTTGTATGCATAATTTTCACATGATCCATGAGATCTAGTATGAACTTTAAATAACCTAGTTGTTTTAGGTGATGCATAAGAGCCTAAATTTTGTGATACAATAAATGGCGTTCTTGCTTCATAAGCATTATTACCTGCATATGTATGCAAGTATTTATTGTCTGCTATATTTGCAGCTACTGTTACTAAACTATCTGCAGCATATGATTTTGATGCATATGAGTTAAATAACATATAATTGTATACTGGTTTGTATCTATCTTTAGGTGTTCTTCCGAATACGTTACCAAGCCAATTCTCATTCGTTGTATCTATTGAACTAGAGTAAGTTGTATTAGAAGTTAATATATTACCTGTGTCAGTATGACCAGTTGTAAAGTTTGTTTGTGGTGAGTAAGTAGTTACTCCTGTTCCTGCTTGATCATCAGTTAAATACAATGTAAATGAACCTCCGTCAATAGAACCATTCAACGTACTATCACTACCTATCTTTATAGTAAATGATGCTGTAGCTGGTCCTGCAACTGGTTGAGTTAATGATGCATCATGCCCTACTTGAGGATTAGCTACATTTCCAGTAAACTTATTACGAACTTCTATTGAATTCGCTGCTGGTAGGTTAGCAAATGCTCCCATTGTTCCTGAAGTAAATGTACCTGAGTTACCACCTTGAGTTGAAGAACTTTGGAATGTTCTTGCAGAGAATAATTTTACACCTGGTACTCTACTTGATGTAATTCTATTAATAGCTGAGGCAATAACTTGTACTATTGAACCAGATAAGTTAAGTGCATTTATTTTAGCACCAACAACTGCAGCTTGTGGGTTAGTAGTGTTAGCACTAGTAGATGAAGATGGCATAAACATTTTAATTTGTTTAGTTACTGATGGCATTCCAGTTGGTGCTGCATTTCCTAGCATATTAGTTTGCGGAGCTTTTACTCCTTGCGAACCTGTAAAGAAGAATCCAAATTTTTCATCAGCTGCTCCTCCTGCAGGATCTGGTGAAGATAATGTAAGGAAAAATCCTCTAAAAGAACCAGTTGCATTACCACCTGAACCAGTGAAATAAAGGTTTGAGATTTCTCCTACACCATCATTAAATTTAGCATTAAATTTAGCATCACTATCAACATGAGTTGGGTGTAGTACTGCGACTAACTTACTAGTACCTCCTGCAGAAGATAAACTTCCAGCAGAGGATTCTACTGCTTTAATTCCAATTAAGTTCGGCGTGTAACCTGTTAATCCAAGCACACGTATAACTGTTACTCGACCAGCACTTTTTAAATAAGATTCAACTGTATAAGGAACATAACTATCTAAAGTTTTTGGTCCGAATACTTGTACGAATTCCTTAAATGATTCTATAATTGTAGGTTCAAACGCAGGACCTTTTACTGTTGGTCCTATAATTGCGGCTCCTATCTGTGCAACACCTGCTGGTAAGAAAGATAAGTCTCTTTCTCTTGTAAATACACCTGGGCTAACTATTTTTTCTGCCATTTCTTATACTCCTAGAGTTTATATTTTAATTCTATTCAGGAAACGCTGCACCTGTTGGTAATATGTTAAAGTCTAATATAATGAATTCAGCTGCTTTAGCTGGTTGTAAAAATAATTCACCTACCATCTGATTTCTATCTATTACATCAGGTGTGTTATTAGATCCATCCATTATTACTTTAAATGCATGTAATCCTTGTCTTTGTTGTATTGATTCTAAATACGGGTTTACAATGTTTAAAAATCTATTTCTTGTTGCTGAAGTGTTATTTTCAAATACTAAGTATCTAGTAGCTGATGCGATAAACTTCTTAACTGCAATTAATAATCTTCTAACATTTACTCTGTCTAATGCCGATGGCCTTCCTTGAAGTGTTTTTTGACCCCATATACATACTCCCTGACCAGGGAATGTTGCAATAGGATTTACTCTACCTTCATAAAGATCATCTCGCTCTTCGTGTGTTACTCTATCTGCTGTTTCAATAACTTCAGTAAGTGTCCCTCTATTAAGACCAGCTGGTGCAAACCATTCGAATGCAACCTGATCGTTAAATGCTATAGCTCCTGGTACTACTGCTGATGGTGGTACCCATACTGGTTTATTAATATCAGTATCAAGTATTTTACACCATGGATAGTACGTTGCAGCATAATTGGAATCAAAAGCTTTAATTGTATTAGTAACTGTAGCGATTGAGTCACCATAGTTAGCTGCATCCATTACATAGAATGCATCTCCACGTTCTTCACATAAATTTTTAGCATGTGTAGTTACTACTG